TAGGGGGGGCGGTATACCTCTGTGGTGCAGCGGGCTACGGTGTGGGAGGCGAAAATGAAATGGGGTACCTAAAGACAGGGTAACTATCTGTGACACAATTAGGATTATCTGTGACAAGAAGAGCATTTATCTGTGACATATGAGCAGCATATGTGTGACATTTTAGACCCTTTATTAGAATTAAGTGTGACAAAGGGGGATATTTAAATTATCTGTGACATACATGTAATAGGGTCCCATCCAAAATATATATTGTATATATTTTCCTATTTACATGTGACAAATAATTTGGTACACTTAATATATAAATAAGTAACGAAAGGTGTAGCATGAATAAATGTATCGTGTGTGGAATCGAGTTTGAAGGTAGGAGTGATGCGAAGTATTGTTCCACTAGTTGCCGTAAGAAAGCTTCTAGGGTTGGGACGATTGAGAACATCTCGGAAGAGATAGTAGTTGTTGAGCAGAAGCCCGCTATGGGTGAGTTTGAGTTCATGGCTCCGAATATCCGCATGAAGTCGGGGTTCTGGGAAGATGATAAGGGTGAAGTAGTTATCAGGAAAGCTAAATACTGGTATGATGTTCCGCTTGGGGCGGTGCCTGTTGCGAAGGATGGTGAGCCTGAGATGCCTACATTTATGAATGGTCGGCAGTATTTCTTATGGAGAGATAACGGCTTTCAGACTGATGAGAAGAGTGGTGCTCCGATAATTGTTAATCCGTTCCCAGTATACGACAATACTTCCGTCAAGCTTGGTGGTGAGCTCAGTGGAATGTGGACAGGTAGATAGTATGAACGGTGAGTTTATCTTTTGGGCAGGGGTAATCTGCGCAGGGCTCACAGTCCTCATCCTCACAAGTGACCCTTTAGAAGCCTTTATGGGTATGCTGTTGTATGTGTTCTTGTTAATTATTTCAACTGAGTTTGATAAAGGGGAGAAAGATAAGGGAGGGGAAAATGGTAGATATTGAAAGTCGTATGGATGAGTTTGGAGGTATAGAGTATGGTGGTGAAAATATCCGTGATTTTATCCGCCAATTGGTTAAAGATGTCCGAGCGGAGCACGACGTGAAGGATAAGGAACTCTTAGACGTAGTCAATTCTACCCTTAATAGAGACTTCCGAGCCCTCCCACACGGCTACAAGAAGACCCTAGAACTCTTCTCAATAGAGGAGATCCGTAAGGCTCTTGAGAACCTTAAAAAAGATGAGTGGCACTCCGACAAGTACCAGACCTTGAAACTTGATTATTTGTTGCGGGCTACCACCATAGATAAGTTCCGCCAGATAGATAAACCAGAGTTTAGGCAGAGATTAAATATAGAGACTAACAAAATGGAAACATTTTAGGAAAGATGGAGGTTATATGAGTGACTTTACTGACGGTATCAACCCCGATAGAGGAGTTTATGAGTGGGTCAAGGGCTACTATACTGGACCGAAAGTAGATTCAGTTATGGCACACGCTTCTAAGGGAGTTGGGTATATTATCCTCGAAACCAATACAGGGGGTTCTAAGAGCCTTCTCGTCGCCTTCAGACGTTCGGTAGGGAGTCTTCCTGACCATATCTCTAGGTGTAGTGATTACGATGCAAGTAAGTTCGATGAGCTACTAGCTAGACGCTCTGGTTTGCATAAATAAAGGAGAACGTATGATGGACCAAGAAATAATGAAAATGGCTATATCTAAAGCTATAGAGAACGGCTGGAAAGAAGGCAAAGAGGTCTTTGGCAGTTCCGTAAAATCAGGGGGTTGGGACTGGATATGCGAACCAGAGGTTATGTTCGACCACGACTTCGCTAGAGCACTCTGGGGAGATGATGAAACGTCAATTTCAACAGGGGGCGAACCTTCTCCTTGGGATGATGATATGTCCTCATTACCAGCATGGCAATACCACCTACAGCAAATGGTAATTTCAGACGACCCAATTAAATACCTCGGAGAGCACCTAGAATAATCCTATTGTATTTCTTTAGCATTAGTATTATGATACGGATATAATTTACGACGAAAGTCGTGTTTAACAAAGAGGGGCGGTAAGGTGTGGGTGACTTTGACGGGCTAGAAACAATTGAGGGGATGATGCAATTTAAGCAAGACCAGGATGAGCTTATCAACTGCGACAAGTGTGGGAATCCGTTTTTTACCAAAAATAAGTACCGCTTCTACTGTGATGACTGTTACAGCATCATACAGATGCAGGAAGCAATAAAGATTAGAAACTGGGGTGATAAGCTCGTTCAGAGGAAGTGGAACGCCGAGGCAAAGGCTAATAGACTGGCACTTATTGCCAAGTACGGGAAACCTTGTCAGAGCGATAATAACCAAGCTATAGTAGAATAGGTATTATGTCACCTGAAAAACGCATTGAAGAACTGAAAAAAATCAAGGAAATCTGCGATGATTTTGAACGCTACTGCTTAAATAATCTCAAAATTAAAACCGAATCAGGTGATATAGTACCGCTAGAGTTTAACAAGATTCAAAAGGTCATTATCCAGCACGTTATGGATGACCTAGCGAATCATCGACCTATCCGTTACATCATACTAAAAGCCCGTAAAGAAGGAGTTTCTACACTAGTAGAGGCTCTTATTTATTGGTGGACAGCCACTCATAAGAACATCAAGAGTAAGATTGTTGCCCATGACCAAGATACCGCTGAGGAGTTGTACTCGATGTTTCGCAGGTATTACGACAACTCAAACCCACTATTTAAGCCGAGTACCAAATATAATACCCGTACTGACCTCACCTTTGACACTGAGGATGGCACCGGGCTGAAATCCTCTATAGATGTTGCCTCCGCTAAGAATACAGGCACGGGTCGCGGCCAGACAATCCAATGGCTTCACGGTTCGGAGATAAGTAAGTGGGCTGACGGTTCAGAACTAATGGCTGGTCTTATGCAAGCCGTCCCGAAGATTCCGAACACGGCTATCTTCCTAGAGAGTACCGCCAATGGTATCGGGGACTTCTTCCACAAGACATGGCAAGCAGCGAAGGCAGGGAACTCTGTCTTCAAGCCGTTATTCTTTAGTTGGGCAGACCGAGAGGACTACGCTTTACCTGTTCCACCAAACTTCAAGTTAACCGATGAAGAGAAGAAACTCAAAGCCACCCATAACCTAAGTGATGAGCAGATTGCGTGGCGCAGAGAGACGATGAAGGAATTCGCAGACGATGAGCGCAAGTTCTACCAAGAATACCCCCTTACAGATATAGAAGCCTTCCTCTCTAGTGGTAACTCCCGCTTTAATATCGGTGCGCTGGTGAAGATGGATGAAAAAGCCTACGAACCCAAGACCTACGAACTTATAGAGGTAGAAGCGAAGGGCGATATGATTGCCTTCGGCCCGAAGCGGTTAGAGATTAAACCGATTCACGTTGTTGGAGCAGCTCTCAAGATATGGGAGAAGCCCATCCCTGCGAAGAAGTACGTTATTGGTGGAGACGTTGCTGAAGGCATCGGGGGGGACTTATCTGTAGCGACGGTGATGGATATTGAAACAACCAAGACCGTTGCAAGGTGGCGGGGAGACTGTGAGCCAAGTGAGTTTGGAGAAGTACTTGAACAGCTAGGTAGGTACTACAACAACGCTCTAGTAGCCTGTGAGATAAATAACCACGGCCTCACCACAGTTCAGAGACTTCGAGATATGAACTACGCCAACATCTATAGGCGTGAGAAGGGTGTTGAAGAACGATATGAGGAATACACCTCTAAACTAGGCTGGAAAACGGATAGAAAGACCAAACCTCTGATGATAAATGCCCTCGCAGAAGCTATATTTACTGGTAAGTTAATAGACTTTGACCCTGTATTCATTAGGGAGTGTATGGAGTACGTCGTTGATGATAGAGGTAAGACAAATGCCCAACAGGGAGCCCATGACGATTGCGTTATAAGTACTGCAATTGCTCTTCAAGTCTTTGAGTGGTCTGATGTTATAGTGAACCGTCGTCATATTCAGTCTAAAATATCTCCAAAGTATGCAGAAATCCGGAAAAGACAC